GAAAAAAGACAAAAAAAAAGAGTTGCTCCCGTTTCACAACGATGGCAACTCTATCAACTTAACGTCAATATATAACTATTAAAAACAAAAACTATGACTTAACCTTAAATATTTTCAGGACAAAAACAAACAATTTCGGCCAAATGCCAAACTTATCTAAAACGAAAATCAACAGTATCACACCAAGAACTACGGATGCCAACTTCCACATGGGGAAGGTTGTAGTCTCTTTGTTCTCAGATTTTGAACTTTCCTTAGACTTTACACTCAAAAGGCTATCATTCGATTGCTTGAGACGTTTATTTTCCTGAACCTGTAAATTATACTTAGTCGTTAGCGCTTCTAAAACTTTAGTATCTTTATTCGAAACCTCCGTTTCTGTCTTTACGGTTTCTTCGGCCACTGGCGGTTTACCGGTCCCAGGAACAACGGGTTGATTTGTATCAAATTTCGTTGTTTTCGTTTCTGTTACTTTCGACTTATTTTCAGTACTTTCCGTATTTTTAGAAGATGCCGTTTCCCCTGAAGCTGCTGTCTTTACGTTTGTAGTTTCATCCAACTTCTTTTTCGACTCCAGGTCAACGTTCAAAGCGATATCGCTTTTCGTTTTCTCAACTTTTTTGGTACTGGAGCAACTTGTAAAAACGATTACAAATAATAGGATCATTATTGAACCCCATAGGCTAAAGAATGATATCAGCGATTTTTTGAGTATATTTTTCATATCTATTTAAATTTTAAGTAAGCATTAGCAAGTGTTATATTATAAGGTTCACGACCCCATTTGATTGCCATTTCACGATACTTCGCACCATTGTATAAGGTAGCAACAATATGCCAGTTATGCGCGATAAGGGCAGCTTTAAGGGCTTTGTCAGTATCTATGAATTTACATACTTGCCATATTTGCCGATCGATTCCCTTTTTTGCATCATCCCACATCGCGTGAACCGATTCGTAGCCCAGGCGTTTCCAGTGGTAGCCTAATATTTGTCCGATCCCTATAGATGTCGCTTCCATGGCTGCCGTTTTGTTCTTGCTGAATGCGTCATTAAAGGCCAACCATTCTTTGCTCTGAACTTCAACCTTATTCAGCGACCATTTTCCGGACGGTGCATAAGGAGCGCGCTTTCTGTACCAGCTCGGCTCAAACTGGATAATGATCTTTCCAGTTTCATCATCGAAACCTTTTCCACCTGTTTCGGCCGAGATAAATGCCATTACGGCACGGGATTCAATTTTGAATATAGCGGCAGCATTCCAAACTATTGGTAGTAATTCTTTCATTTCGCTTCCTCCTTATTATTCATTATTTCCTCAATTTTCGATTCTTCAATTCCCAGTTTTCGGGATATCTCACCCTGAAGGTATTTTGATAGGAGTCGAACGACGGGCGTATTGGGAGATAAGATTAAAATATGACCACATACCGACCACAATTCGGCAGCACATAGAATAGCGCAACCCACCCTGGAGGAAATATACCAATCTTCATTAAGCCCTTTTTCACTCAGACAAATCATGGTGAAAATGCTTAGATAAATAGCTATTTTCATTGCCGATTTTGTGATACATTGACTCAAAACGAATTGTTTTCGCTTCATGGAGGAAGCAATGCCCCAACCCAAATCAAAGCATATTGCAGCTAAAATTATATAGCCCATGTTTGTCCGCGCTTCACCAAAATACGTGCTGATAAATATTGTTAGGCTAATGAGCCAACCTCCTACGCTCGAGAAAGCTGCAAGTATCTTTACACCTACGTTTTCGAACGTTTTTATCAATAACCGAAGTAAATCATTCATAGTCTCGTTAATGTATTATTTACTTTCTTTTTTGAATTTTTCACCATCAGAATTTCTGATCAGCTTCTTGAAAATTGAACGGACCGGCGGAAATGCTGCCGTTGCAGCTAAAATTATAAACTCAGTCTCTGTAGGCATTCTTCCAAGTTGCCAATATCCAAGTACTGCTGTAATGACAGCTCCAACAAAGTAATAGATAGCATCGAGAAATTCAACGAGTGTGATTTTACCAAATTCGGATTTTTTCTTTTTCATATTCTATTTTTTTATAATTAATACCCCTCAATAGTTATTTCACCATTTATATTTGAAGCTCCTGTTATTGTCAATGAAGTAGATGAAGCAACTACCGTAGTATAGGTAGTATATGTCATTACTGTCGTGTTAAGTATATATCTACCAGTAAATGCCGTAGGAAAGGTATATACTGCATTACCGTTCAATGCGCTTGGATATATAGTCACTTTTTTATACGTCCCTGTTCTGAATGGCATTGAACAAATCATATTACCACTGGTTGACCCATTAACTGTAGTCTGCGTTTGATAGACAGGAGTAAGTAATTCTCCTCCATTTGAGTATATATTTCCAGATGCAGTAATCGTGGTTCCTGCACTTATTTCTCCGCCTGTGTACATATCACCATCAGCAATAATATTTCCTTTCGAAAACACCTCAATACCGGCTTGTATTCTTTTAGCGGCTGCAATTCCGCCGGCGGTTACAATGCTACCGTCAGGAAATGGGTCGATTGTTGCATCAGTAGCATCAGTTATACTAAGCTTCCCCGCAAATCTAGCCGAACCATTTACCGCTAGCTTATGACCTTGATCAGCACTGTAGCCTATTTCTACATTTCCTCCATTAGGTTGTAACCTTAAACTATATAAATCAGTATTACCATCATTTCTTCCAACTTGTGCCCACACATCTCCTGCATCTGATATCCCTGTGAATAATCCATACAATCCATTAGTGGATAATACATTTAACCCTGAATTAGTGGAATATCCTGGAGTTTTATTATCTGAGTTCAGAAGTACTCTTGTGTTTATACCTACCGCTCCTATTCCTCCAGCTACTACCAAAGCGCCATCGGTTGGGTGCGTTGTAGAAATTGTAGATGGTATATATACTACTCCATTACCTTTTAAATTAAGAATAGACTTCGTTGGAGCAGTTCCATTTCCAAGTGAAACTAAAAAATCTAATTCGCCCCAAGCTGATCCATTAGTAAGAATATCCCAATTCCTATTATTTACGTAATTATAAGTACTAGTTAAGCTTATCCAAGGATTTGTACTGTGACTAATTATCATTTTATTAGATGTAACAGAAGAATTAAATATCGCCGCTCCAGCAGTATTTATAGAGAAATCTACAACTCCTCCTCTTGTTATTGAAAATCCTTTTCCTTCCGGATTATAAATATTAAGATAATCGCCTCCAAGTGAAGAAGCATCGGCTAAAACACCAGTTTGAATGTACGATGTAGATCCCCAAGTTGTATTTGAGAATTGAATATTAGGATTATTATTGCTAGTTTTTATAATTCCAGTAATATTTAAACTCGCAACTTGAGGAGTTGAATTTTGATTCAATATAAAATTAGTTCCACTATAACTAGGTATATCAGTTATTCCATACCCACTAACAGTAGTCGGGTGATTTGATGACCACCACGGAGTATATCCCAGCGCAGTGGTTACTTGCCCGCTAGTAATACCAGTCAAATATGATCCGGCCGGTTGTTTATTATTGAAAGTACTCCAATCCGTATTAGTCAAATAACCCGAATTGCTCGAGCTCGCAGCTCCGAGTTTTGTCTTTATGCTTGTCAGCGTCTCGTCACCTCCATTTATCCCGCTTACTGCATTTAAAGCTGTAATATTCGAATGAATGTCAGTCGAATACGTACCCGATGCTTGTTTCCCATTTAGAGCGGATTGTGTGGCCGTTGATATTGGTTTATTGGCATCGCTGGTATTATCCAGGTTACCTAAACCAAGGTCAGATTTTGAAAGCGATACAACCCCTGTTAAGCCGTTCACCGAATCAACAGCACCTGAAGTAATATACACGTACACACTACCACTCCAGCGGTAGGTTTTGTTAGTGTCTTTTGCTACATAAATTTTACCTGTTTCACCGGTAGCAGGAAATGCTGCTAAATTGGTGTACTCAAGTACATCGTCTATATAACTGGGTAACTGAGTAGTCAGAATTATACCGTTTGCGTCCAAAGTAGCCACTCCATTGGCAGCTCCCATTAATGAGGAAGCAACTCGTGAAGTAGCATCAACGGCGTTTATGGTTATGTTTTGAGTTCCGTCGAATGCCACTCCATTTATTGTCCTGGACGTTTGCAATTTCGTTGCAGTTCCAGCGTTTCCGGATACGGTAGTTTGATCACCGGTATTCGCTCCACTAAGGGTAGTAATACCGAGCTTCGTTTTTATCGTAGCCGTTGTTTCATCGCCTGTATTGATATTTGAAACGGCATTTAGAGCAGAAATATTCCCGTGTATATCCGTGGAATAAGTTCCCGCCGGCTGAGCGCCGATTTCGGCTGCCGTGGTTGGAACTGTAATGTTTACCTTTTTACCGGTGATAGTCAAATCAACACCGTTTTTCTGAATTACCTCAATTTTGTTGACCTGGGCACCGGCTTGAATACCGGTCAACTTTACAACTGAGGTATCTGCAACGAGTGATTTGCCCGTTACTTTGTCCACCTTTGAATTTAGTGCAGCCGGAAGACCGGTTACTTGAGGAATGGCAACTACTTGCGCGGAGACATACGAGCAGTAGAAAATTAAGAAGAATAAGATTAGTTTTTTCATAAAGGGTAATATTTATAAGTAATTTCATTTCCAAGAAGTGGAACTTTTTTAAATCTTGCAGTAGCTGCAACTCTATCAATAATTGGCCTCACCATAATTCCACCATCATAAATGGTATAGTCATGATCATAATCAAAATTTACCGGCAACGGAAATGTGTCATTTCCTTCAACTTCAAATGTGATTTCATTCATTACACCATTGGCAGTGGTAATGACATGTTCTATCTGATAAACTGTTATCCCACCTTCACCAACTACATCATCACTGTATTTCGTAATCCAAAAGGCAACACCATATTCCATCCGGTTATCAAAGGATTCTTCAGCATCTTTATAACCTGACTTATCTGTCTTAAACTTTATTGTTCCGCCTGGCTTAACCCCATCCTGACTACCGGTACCGTCATATTTACCTTTGAAAACTAATACATCATGATCGTGACTTTGTACCCCCGATTGCTTACCAGTAAGTTTTATTCCGGTTACACCACCGGTATTC